ACCGAACGAACTCAAGCGCTTTTTCTTAAAGCTTTAGAGAGTGCAAAAAATGCTGATGACCTTGATCGCGTCCGTAATCAAATCCTCGGTCGTCATAAAGAAAAGAAGATTACTGACAAAGAGCGTGAATCACTCATGGAGGCATTTTTCAACCGTGAGACTCACATCATCAAGAAAGACCTCGAACGTCAACCATGAACGACGGCATCTATTTAACACAAAAAGAATTAGCGCACCGCTATGGCATCAAGGTCGCCACCGTCCGAAAATGGCGGGAGCGTACCCGCCGGGGAGACCCGTTCGGGCCACCTTGGATCGACTCAACAACATTCTTTCAACCAACAGCCATTCGTATTAAATATCGTTTAGCTGATGTATTGGCTTGGGAGGTATCCGTTGGCGTCACACCAATTAACTTCTAATTACAACCCCTAATCAAAATGACTAAATCTCATTTCACTGCAAAGTTCCGTTTTATGCGGAATAAAAAGAAGTCAAGTGACAAGGCTCCTGATTTTAATCTCGTCACTGATTACACCGTCGAGGAAGCAGTTAAGGCTGCTGAATATCTCAAAGATCAAGCACTCAAAGCACAACTAGATGGCACAACCGTCAGGATTTATAGCGGGCCAGGAAAATTCAAAGAAGTGCCAGGATTTTCTGTCTGGGGGTCAATGTGGGGAGATCCATCTGATGAAAGTGCAAGCGGAAAGATTTCACCGTTAAAAGATTGATTTCCATGCTGGGAGTGTGGCGTTACCGTGAGGCCGTCAAGGTTCGTTTTCGTACCTCGGAATCACTCCCAATTTTTTCTTATGGATGCAAGACCTGAGTTGATCCGAACAACTCCTAACGGCGGCACAATCCATCAGTGGAAGATACCAGGGGGGCATACCGTCTTTGACCGATACCTCGGTTGTTATTTGGGGTCTTGTAAATTCTGCAATGACATCGAAGAGGCTAGTAGTTACATATCAGCCTTAGAGGTGTCATCAAAAGTCATTTCCAAGGCATAGCAGATTCTGCTAACGGTGCCTGAGTCAAGCGGGCCGTAATGACGACGGAGGTGAGCATAGAGATCCTCTATGTCACGCTGCTCAAGGAATATAGGGATGAGGTCTTCCATATAGGCATTATGGCGAGACAAAAAAAAGACCCCCTTGCGGGGGCCGTATGGATCAGGCGAGGAGCCTGTTGAACTGGGTCCGTGTCCACCGACCTACATTGAAGAGGTCGATTACAAAGGCCCGGCTCTCCTTTAGATGGATCTGCCAGCGAGCGGTTATATCTTGGATATAACGGTCTTTGGAGATGAGTCCATCAGTTGAGTTCTTCGCCTGCTCCTGTAAGAGAGCGGCGTGTAACTCGTCCCGTGTCCAGGTCTTGCTGGTAACGGGGTTCACATGAGAGAAGGTCATGTTTCGGTTTTCGGAGGACAAGACGGGAAGAACCCGCCTCACACGTGTTATATCGCACCCCGTCGCTCTCAGGCAATATTTCTTTATACTCTGTCCTAAGTCTGTAACATTCGAAAATGGAGAATCCTTTTGTCTACCGTTCGCCGCCACCATTATCCGGGGACAAGCTACTCCGTTATCGACTACTCGGCAAGTCAAATAAAGAGTTGTGCAAAATACTCGGTAAAGAGAAGCACGTTCGTAAGATTGCTTTAGTAGAAGAGATCTTGGGGACGCAACGGGGCCGATAAAGACCCCGCCGCTTTATCTGGCTCCACTAGCACGGTTCTGGGGGGATCCCGTGCGTCTCAAAATTATCTTAATCTTCACTCTTGGCAACTTCTACGTCGAAACCAAGGTTGATTAACTCATCAATGCGATATTTCTGAATCTTGCTCAGCCGTCCATTCTTTGCCTTTACTTCTACAAATTTCACCTGGTCAGGTTTAAGCAAAAGCAAATCCGGGTAGCCACCCTTGTTCAACTGGATCAGCTTCAAGACATGCCATCCTTCCTCTTTGTACTTCTTGATTAGCTTCGTCTGATAACTGCTCTCGGTCCTTGCGGTAGTGACTCGTCGTATAGGTCTGCTTTCGTTGGACGGTTTCATAGACGCGAGGTTCAATGGATCGTTCAGCAAAGACATAATGCACTCGGTTTGGCCTTATTCTCCCCAGGAAGCTGGCCCTATCTCTCCCTTGTAAATATGACAAGGCAGAATAGTCAATCCCCATAAAGACCAAATCGTCAGCACTTGAGAGATTGACTCCTTCACGGCTGGATTGAATTTGGCCGATAAAAACTGCATTGGGATCATCGTTAAAAGTTTCGGGGTTGTCTGTTGCGCGGTCACCAAAGACACGGTGCAACATGGTCAGTTCGGCCTTGAAGCAATACATGATTGCTAATTTGCCGTGGAAGTTCTCTTTGATATATCTAGCTTTTGTATCGTCAAAAATCACAGCACCGTGTTTTGGATCTTCACAAATGACATGACCGTTAAAGATCTGCCTGAGTTTTCCCATTGTCTTTGCCCCAGTGTCGGCAACCACCGAGCGGCAACGGGGTGTCCCAATAACACCGTCTTTAATAATCCTCAGTGCTAAGCGGTATGTCCTTTGGTTCATTCTTACCGTATGAACCTGCTCGTCAATCTCAGTTTCAAAGCCTGCATCTTGCTGCGTCATCCGTACGACATAAGGTTCAATATCTGCCAGAATCTTCTCTTTATTGGCCGTTGAATAATCATTAACGACCTGTCCTGTACCGACACGCTTCTCACCAATGAAGACATAACCGTTATTAGCCCAGTCATAAAAATTGCGGAACTTGCTCCATAAGAAAGGGGTCAATCTCCATTGGTGATACAACTGACTGAAACTTTCGGGGCTGGGTGTACCTGACTGGAGCAAAACCCGTGGCGATTGGATAGCACATAGATCTCGCCACCGTTTAGATGGTTTGGGGTAAGCGCCAACACTATGAGCCTCATCCACAATCAACAGATCCCATGGTTGGGTAGTCCATTTATGGACCTGCTCAAAGTTGATGACCGTGACGATCTTCTCCATTCCCAATGCCTCGGCATCTGCCTTAATACTTGGAATGGCTTTTTTCTTGGTCACAAATAAGACCTGATCGCAGCTCAAGTCTTTCGCTGATTGCAACGCAACAAATGTTTTGCCCGTTCTGACCTCACCGGATAGGTAGGCGCAACGGTGATGAGCCAGTAAAGCGGTGACTTTCTTAGCTGCCTCCTGTTGGTAGCCCCTAAGTTCAATCATTTCAAGAATTCTTCCATAGGTTTAATGACCACGGTCTTACCAGGGAGAACCCGATCCACACATTGCTGTATAAGGTCCGCTCTGCTCTGGATCATCCCGAACCACTCCTTTGCCACTAAAATTACAATCTCCTCCTCGTCCACTATTGCTAGCTTTGCCTGCTGAGAAAGAAGCATCCGAGAAGAAGGAATCTCCTCCAGTTGTTCTAATATTTCTAACCAGACATCATCTGTTGCGGTGCTCATGGGGGTTGACACTAGCGATAGCGTTAGACTGTTGAAACCCCATTAGAACACCATTGGACTCAAAGCGCAATAGAGTTATCACCGTTGAACTCTCTTTAGAGCAGATTGCTTGGCTTGATGAGCAATCCGCAAATCTCTCCGTCTCAAGAGCTGCTTACCTGCGAACAATCTTGCAGCTCCTTCGTCTTGGCGAACCTCTTACCGGACTGATCAAAAAGAATTGATGGATTTAACAACTCAACTCAGCAGCTTGCCTGGTGGTTGGGGATTTGTCGCTGTCAACGGTACAAAGCAGCCGTATCAAAAAGATTGGCAGAACAATCCCCTTACCCGTGGCGAGTTATTTTCTGAACTCAAATCAGGTCATGCAAAAGCTATTGGTGTTCTTGCCGGACCTCAATCCGGTGGCATCCTTTTTCTTGATCACGACGGCTCGAGCTGTGATTCACTCCTTGCATCAAAAGATTGGGGTGAACTCCCTCCGTCTTGGATGGTTACGTCCGGTCGTGTTGGCCGTTATCAAATCATTTACCAAGTTCCAAAAGACTATTGGGACAAAATCAACACCCGCAAATTTAAAACAGGTGTCAAAGATAAAGAAGGCAACATTGAGCAGATAGAACTCCGTTGGACTGGTTGCCAGTCTGTTGTATGTGGAGAGCATCCATTAACTGATGGTTACTCATGGATGACAGGCCGCTCTCCCGATGACATTCCTCTTGCTACTGCGCCTGAGTTCATCCTTCAGAAAATGCTCCCTAAAAAGAAGGAGCGAACTAAACCCGTCAAGGTTGAAGTCATTATTGACTCCGACTATGAAAAAGCTCTCAATTATTTAGATGCTTTAGCACCGTCAAGAGCTGATAACTACGACGACTGGTTGGCCGTAGGAATGTCTCTTCATAGCGTCGGTGATGACAGACTTCTTGCACCGTGGGATCAATGGTCTTCTCAATCTCACCTTTACGAACCAGGAAAGTGTGAGGAGAAATGGAACTCATTTGGCAAACGATCAGGTGTCAGCCTTGGAACCCTTCACCATTTAGCAACAGCCGACGGCTGGTCTCCTCCTCCTAAAACCTTCCCTAAATCTTTAACACCTCCTCCAAAAGAAGAAGAACAAGTCTCTGTTATTTCTAAAAAGCTCGAGCAGCTTTCAGCCAATGAACTCCTTCATTTCCTTCGTAGTCAAAAGCAAAAAATTCGCTTCAACATCTTTACTCAAAGCATTGAGATGGATGGACAGCCCATCAAAGGAGCTGAACGCTTTTACCTTCAGCTCGCTCAACTTGGATATAAAGTCTCAAAAGAATTGGCGCTTGATTGTTTAGTCACAATCAGCCGTGAGAATGAATACGATCCTGTCCGCGTCTATCTCGAGGATTGCGCTGAGAATATTGAACCCACATACATCGAACGATTAGCGACTACTTACCTCAGACCATCCGATATATCCCAATCAGAACCGACCATTTATGACCACATGCTCAAGATAACTCTGATAAACGCCGTAAGGAGATGTTTTCAGCCTGGTTGTAAGCACGATACGGCGACTGTTCTGATGGGTCCGCAAGGTGCTCGAAAATCCTCCTTTTGGAAAACGCTCGGCGGCCAATTCTTCTCCGACGCTCTTGGCGATATTTCATCAAAAGATGATCTTTTGATCCTTCATCGAAGCTTCGTAATGGAATGGTCAGAGCTGGATTCGGTGACCAGCAAGAAACATGCTGGCCAAATTAAATCCTTTCTCTCTCGTTCAACTGATCTCTTCCGTGTCCCTTACGGAAAAGCAACAGAAGAACATCCCAGACGCGGTATCGTGGTGGGAAGCACTAACCGCGAATCTGGTTTCCTGCTTGATGACACCGGCAATCGTCGCTTTCATGTCATCCCCGTCGAGTCAACGATGTCTAAACCCATCGATCTCGAATCTCTAGAAATCGAACGCAACTCAATTTGGTCTGCTGCTGTTCATGCTTACCGCAATAAAGAACCGCATTATTTAACAATCGATCAAGAGAACTTCATTCAGGAAGAAAACGAATCGTATTTAGTTGATCATCCTTGGTTACCTCGTGTTGCTGAATACCTCGCGAATAATGGTTCGTTTGAAACTATTACCACCGAATTACTCCTCACTCAAGCCGTCGAAAAAGATCTCGATCGACTTACACGATCCGATCAGATGGCCATGGCCGTCATTCTCAAGAAGCTTGGTTATGCACGTAAACGAAAAACTACACCCCAGGGCTACCGATGGACCTGGCAACTTGATTCACCTACCTCCCTAAAGAGGTAGGACAGCTCAAATTGACCTCTACAACTCCCTTTATCCTATATATCCTACTTATCCTACCTATATATATATTTATATAATATATAGTATATATAGGGAATATAGGGATTAGGTAACTTTGATAGACAGGTAGGCATAGGTGGGAGGTCGGACATAACCCTTTTCTCAATAACAACATGGACATCTCCGAAAAACAGCGACCTGTTGTCGCTAATCTCTCCCAACTTTTAGAAAAAGCTAAATGGACCGCTGCTGCTATTTCTGATAACGCTATCGATGAACAACTACCCATACCTCGTGAACTTCTCTCTTCTTTTGCTAATGATCTTTACCAAATTAAGGCCCATTTAGAGACTGCTTTTGAGATTGAGCATTAAGATCTCTATATGCCGTCCCCTCGAGCTAAAAAATCAACTATCCCCGAGATGGATGCACGCATTAATTGTGTGTACGATTTTTTATTGAAAGGCGTTTCTAATACTCAGATTAAGCGATACGCGGCGGAAGAATGGTCAGTGGCTGAACGTACTGTTGAAACTTATATTCAGCGGGCTCGTGATCTTCAGCGGCTAGACGCCGAACTGGAGAGACCTCAATGGCTCGCGCAGGCCGTCGCAAAATTGCAGGAATTAGAGAGACGAGCCTCAGAGAACGGCAACTATTTTGCAGCTATGCGTGCTATTGAATTGCAAGCAAAATTATTGCGTTTTGAGATGAGCTGATGCCTTCAGTTCTTGCGGGTTTATGCGAATCAGAGCCGTTAATGGCTTTTGCCACGGCTTCAGCAATCAACAATATTCCTACAACCGCAGATGTTTTAGCTCGTATTCAGAAAGGGCTTTTACCTCATCAACAGCAATTCTGTGACGATATAGATCACCGAAAACTCGCTCTAGTTTGCGGATTTGGAGCAGGCAAAACACATGCACTAGTAACTAAAGCCGTTCATCTTGGTTGTCTCAATGTTGGCTATGTGTCAGCACTATTTGAACCAACGGCTCCGATGTTGAGAGATATTCTTCAGCGCACAATGAATGATCTTTTAGATCAATGGGAGATCCCCTTTGATTTTCGAGCAAGTCCGTTACCGGAATACACGCTGCATTTTGCAGAAGGGAATCACACGATATTGCTTAGAACCATGCTGACTTACCAACGATTAAGAGGTCAAAACCTTTGTGCCGTTGGCTTTGATGAGGCGGACACTGTGAATACCTACGACGCGGAGCAAGCAACGATCATGGCTCTTGCTCGTCTTAGATCTGGAAATGTACAGCAGTTGTATTGCGCCACTACTCCTGAAGGATATGGATGGGCATTTCAAACATTTGAGAAAGAGGCGAAAGAAGATACTGCTTTGATACGCGCCAAGACAGCCGACAACCCATTTTTACCTGATGGATTTATTGATTCATTAAGGGCTAATTATCCAGATAATCTTATAAAGGCTTATCTCGAAGGGCAATTTGTCAACCTCACAACGGGAGCAGTATATCCTCGTTTCTGTAGAGAAAAGCACATCAAGGAGCCTGATGATTACAGCGATGAGCCGCTATTGTTAGGGTGTGATTTCAACGTAGATAATACAAATGCTGTCATTGGTGTGCGGGATGGCAATAAGTTAGTAATAATCGATGAAATTCCTAAGGTTTACGACACCGATGCACTGTGTAAAGAAGTTGAACGCCGCTATCCGCATCGACGAATTAGATCATTTCCCGATGCCAGCGGAGGCAATCGCTCTACCAATGCTGCGCGAACGGATATTGCCATTCTGGAAAGCTATGGATTTAGTAATTGCTCAGGTAAGTCGAATCCGCCGATAAAAGATAGAGTTGCGTCGGTTAATGCGTTGCTGTGTAATTCAAAGGGGGAAATTAAATTAGAAATTGCGCCTAAATGTAGAAAACTTATTGAGTGCTTGGAATTACAAAGTTATGATGAAAAGACCGGTGATCCTGATAAGACGAATGGTTATGACCACATGGTTGACGCATTGGGTTACGCCGTTTACAGAGAGTTCTCTATGCTTTATGCGCGTGCAGGACGCGGAACAGGCATTAGGCTCTACTGATATTGATTACACTGGGTTCAATGTTCCCGCTGAGGTGCGATGACGTTTAGCGGATATAGAGACAATCGCCGTCAAGCAGCGGCGAGGATAACCGAGGTTAATGACCCTAACCAGGCATGGATGAATCAGCAACCGCATTGGGTGTTGATAGAGGCATTACTTGGCGGCACGTATGAGATGCGTGCAAAGCATCGGAAGTATTTATTCCAAGAACCTAGGGAGACAGATGAGAGCTATGACAACAGATTGGCTCGGAGTTGTGTTGCTCCGTTATTTGCAAGGTTAGAAAGAATGCTTGGGGGAATGTTGACCCGTAAGCCTGTCCGATTGAATGATGTTGCTGATGTAATTAGGGAACAGTTATTTGATGTCGATTTGCTTGGGAATGATCTAAATATTTGGACGTATGAAACAGCCCGTAGATGTATCCGGTATGGACATGTTGGGGTTTTAGTTGATGCCCCATCTGAGGGTCAAGGAGGTCGGCCCTATTGGGTGACTTATAGTCCGCGAGACATTATTGGTTGGAGAACAGAGAAGAAAGAAGGAAGGGAAGCTTTAGTTCAGTTGCGTTTAGCCGAGAAAGTTGTTGAACCTGATGGCTTGTATGGAGAGAAAGAGGTCGAGCAAATTAGGTTGTTAACTCCAGGTGGATTTGAAATTCACAGGAAAGATAAGGATAAATCTGATTGGGTACAGGTAGAGGAAGGAACAACAAGCTTGAGTGAAATTCCATTTGCCGTTGCTTATTCCAATCGTGTTGGGTTGTTGGAGTCACGCCCACCGATGGAAGATATAGCGGAATTAAATCTGAAGCATTATCAGATCAGCTCAGATCTGGACAATATGCTCCATATTTCAGCGGTCCCACTTCTCGGATTTTTTGGTTTTCCCCCTAGTGCTGAGGAAGTTAGTGCGGGCCCAGGCGAGGCAATTTGTTTTCCCGATTCTGGGCGGGCGGAATACATAGAGCCTAGCGGGAGGAGTTTTGATGCTCAGTACAAACGGATTGAGCAGGTTGAAGGCCAGATAAACAATCTGGCTTTGGCCGCAGTATTAGGGCAAAAACTCAGCGCGGAGACGGCGGAGGCAAAACGGATAGATAGATCACAAGGCGACAGCACGATGCAGGTAATTGCACAGCAGATGCAGGATTTAATTGATAATTGCTTGACGTTCCATGCGGAATACCTCGGCAGTAATGAAGCAGGCAGCAGTTTCGTTAATCGAGACTTCTTGGCATCACGCCTTGATCCGCAAGATATCGGAAGTCTTCTTCAGCTTTACACCTCAGGCACTATCTCACAGGAGACATTGCTGAAGCAGTTACAAGAAGGTGAGGTTTTGGGTGATGAGTTCGAGGTGGAGGAAGAACTAGAAGCAACACAGAATGCAGGACTGATGGGAGTGGACCAACCGTTACCGAAGGCATCCGCTGAAGAAGAGGCGGTATGAAATGCCGACTGATATTCCGTCGAGTGTTTATAAGAATGCGATAGACCTAAATCGCTATAGCAATAGCGTCGCTAAACGTCTTGTTATTTCATATAACCGGATCATTTTAAATGCAACAAAAGAATTACAAGCAATAAATCCAGCGGGTTACAGGGCAGGAGAATTAAGAACGATCATGGGATCGTTAAAGACAAGCCTTGATGGATGGGCAACAGAAGCTACTAAGTCTATGAAGACGGAAGTTACAGGATTAGCAGAGAGTCAGGTCGAATTTGCTGTGCTTGAGATAATGAATCGAGTCAAGGCAGATATTGGGAACATTATTAAAGATCCGCTTGTGTCTCCTCAGTTTGCGGAAGCAGTAGTCAGTATTGATCCGACTGAATTGAATATGGTTGCTTTAAGTGATGATTTGCAACAGAAAGTAGGAGGACGTAGGGGAGCAACATTTCAGTTAGGAGCAAGAGAAGGTGCTTTAGTTACATTGCCGAATGGCGAATCTTTAGAGAAGTCTTTTAGAGGATTATCTATTAGATCAGCAGAAAAATTTCGTTTAGAAGTTCAGGACGGATTATTGACGGGTGAACCTATCGACAGGATTGTGAGAAATCTGATAGGTAGACAAGGGGGACTTGATTTTTCTACTAAAGCTAAAAGTGCAGCTCAAATTGCGAACGCTGGTGGTGGACTTACTCGTTTAGGGAATCATCAGATCATGGCTTTGGTGAGGACAAGCGTTAACCAGGTGTCTAATGTCGCGACGCAGCAGACTTATAAGGCGAACAGAAATATCACTGACAATTTCATGTTTGTTGCGACATTGGATAGCCGAACGTCTTTGGTTTGCGCAGCTAATGATGGAAAAGAATTTTCTTATGACGACGGGCCTGTCCCTCCGTTGCATTTTAATTGCAGGTCTACGACCGTTGCTGTTCCTAATTGGAAGAAGTTGAAGGAGGTCTATGGAATAGAGCGACCAGATGAACCTGCCATGAGAGCGAGTCCTGACGGTTTAATTCCTGCAAAGGAGAAGTATGGCGATTGGCTTTATAAACAAAGGGTCACTGATAATAAGGGCCGAACAATAGGACCGGGAGCAGAACAGATTGCAGCACTAGGTCGAAGCAGGGCTATTTATTTCAACCGATTAGCAGCAAGAAAAGGAGGTCCAGATGCAGCGATTAGGAAGCTGATAAGAGAGGACGGTTCAGAAAAGACCCTAGAAGACATAAGGAAGCAATATAGATTAAGAGCTATCACTTTGAAGAAGCTCGAGCAATTAAAACTGACTGTTCCAAAGGATATAAACGCTGATTCGATTGCAAGAGCAACGGCCGGCTCGCCTGGGGTAGAAGCGCATCTTCAGAAACTTATTACATACAGAGAAGAAGGCATAAAGGGTATGGTTGATTCAAGTTGGGACCAAATAGAGGAGTTAGGAGGAGAGACGGGAGTAAACGCTAAAAAGATGCGTAGCTTTATGACTAAGCACAATATTTTCAATAATTTCACGATGAAGGGAGAGAGATGGAAAGACTCAAACACCGCATGGTATTACAAGGCGGATTTGAAGAAGAGCATGGATTCAGCCGTGAAGGATCTAGAAAAATATGGTGAATATAATCGAACTTATGTGGGCAAAGAGAAAAAATGGTTCTTAAAGAAAGCAGCACGAATCAAGGATAACAATGGAAGAAATGAGACATTAAAACTCTTATTAAGAGCACCATCTGGGAGAGCAACTGGATATACTTTTATGACTTCAAATATTATTAATACTCAGCTAAAAGGAGTGTCCACGAAAATTACGGCTTCTAGAGCAAAGTCTATAAAGAAAATTGCTGCTGAAGTCTTGGCAAAAACGGCCAAGGGCAAGAGAGATCGTGTCTTAGCTTTACCTAAGGTAATTGATTGGACTACAGGAACAATGGTGTCTGATGCAGAAAAATGGATCGTTACGATGATCCATGAAATAGGTCATCAGGTACATGCAAAAGGATCAGGAGGGGTCGCTCTAGGAAATAGATGGAAGGGCCTAGGCGGAGTTGTAAACGTTACGGGCTATTCTTATAAGAATCCTTTAGAACAATTCGCGGAAGGTTTTGTTCAATATGTTCTAAATCCTGAAGGTTTAAAGAAAGAAGCTCCTAGAGTTTATAATTGGGTTGAGGAGACATTGGAGGAAGCTCTAAAATGACTCTGATTGAAGCTATGGAAATGACAAGAGCATGGCCGAGGGATAAGACCGTCCCTCGGAAGCTTGCTGATGCAATAAACAAAGCTAAGGGGGAGGAGGAGAAAGAAAAGATGGGATGGTTGATAGAGGGGTTGTATGTTGAATGTCGCTCAGATGAGGATATAAATATGTTAGAAGAAGTTTTTAATTAGCTAGTCTTAGGGGAGTTGTTTTTTTGACTTATGGCTAAAGGATTATTTGCGAAGCTGAACGACCTAAAGGGCAAAGGCACTAAAGCTGTGAAGACAACGGCGAAGGTTGTCGAAAAAGAGGTTAAAAAAGCTGCTGGATAGTTACTGAACCGTTACAATTTGGAGAACGTCTTATTTAAGTAGCTATGGCCCGTCGATATGTAAGGGATACAGCGGGCCGGTTCGCGTCAAAGGGCGGCGGCGGTAAACGTAAGGGCAAACTCAGTAAATCAACAGCAGGACGCAGCGCGAAGGCTAAGTACAAGTCAGCAACATCGAAAGTAAGAGGAGCGCAAAGAGATTTCAAGAAGGCTAGTAAGAAAGATTCTGCGGCTAGTGGAGCTAGAACAAGGGCTGCAAAAACAGGAAAGAATTATCAAAGAGCGGCAGATAGAGCGTATGGAGCCTCACTTGCAAGAAACAAGGCTGCAAGAAAGATCACTGGTGCAAAGTCAGCCTTAACTCGAACAACAAATAAGTTGACGAAGAAGGGAGCATCGAAGGCAAGAACAGGAGCAAACAAGCCAGGCAAGATGGTTCCTAATGCAAACAAGCTTGCTCAATCTCAAAAATATGCGTCCGCTAGAAAAGCTAAAAAAGGATCAGCTTTAAGAAGAGATATGGTCGCAACGGCTCGGATCAGGAAGGGGGCGAAGGCAAGAGCTTCTTATAATCCCAAGAAAGAGGCAGCGGCGGCGAGAGAAAGGTTGATCAAGAAAAGCAAGTCCAAAAGAATGGAGTCAGGAACATTCAAGGCTCCAAGAGGCAAGGTAGGTAAGGCCAAGAGAAGTCCTGCAAAGAAAATATATAAAAAAGCTAAAAGTAATCTTCGTTTTGAGAAAAGGGTAGGTTTAGAGTCGGGGTCTAAAAACACAAGGGCAATTAGAGCTTCTGAAAAGAAACTTCGAGAATTAGAAAATGTTTTTAGAGTAAAGGGTAGAAGGGGTTAATCGTCTCCTAGGAATTCCTCTAGCGTTTCAAGTCCGGCCATAGTGTCATGCCAGAAACCAGGAACGAGCATGGCATCTTCATCTTCATCTGTAATGCACAGGGTTAGTACATCTGCCTGCAAATTCCCGCAGGCAATGTAGACCTTATGCTCATTTCCTTCACCGTCTACATCGGGAATGGTGCTAAGAAAATCTCTTAGTTCCTTAACAGTGAAACCTTCTTCGTTGACAATTGGTCTAGGCATTGGGGTTGTTCCTAGGATTTGTTGCTAACTTTAGCCAAATATGACCTTACGGGTACATGTCTGAAGAACAAACAGAGACTACGTCTCAAACTGAAACTTCTAACACTGAAGTTGCTGCTCTAAAAGAAAGCATCGAAAAATTAGAGCGAAAGAATCATGATCTAATTGGCAAAATTCAAAAAGCCAAAAAAATTCCAGATGATGTAGACGTAGAAGAACTCATTGAGTTCAAGCGAAAAACCGAGCAAACTAAGCTCGAAGCTAAGGGGGATTATGAGAAAGCTCGAGCGTCTCTTGAACAGCAATTTCGAGAAGCCACTGCCGAAAAAGACCAACAAGTCAAGGACTTACAAGCGCGAGTCAAAGAACTGGAGCTTGTCACCCCTGCGTTATCAGCCTTGGCGGAGGTGGTCCATGACACCGACTATGCGTTAAACAAGCTTGGTCGAGATAACTTTGAAGTTGAGAAAGACGGCACTGTTGTTTATGTCGATGGATATGAACGCACGCCAATTCAAGAAGCAGCGAAAAAGAAATTAGGGGAATGGGCGTTAAAACAATCAGCACCAAAAGGAGGTGGTGCACCTACAGGAAAATCTAGTGGTGGAGGTATTCCTGCGGGAACAAAGAATCCGTTCTTGCCTGAAAGTTTTAATTTAACGGAGCAATCTAGGCTCTTTCAAAGAGATAGAGATATGTATGAACGGTTGAAAACCGCTGCGGGCCGTTAATATGTTGAGGAATAACTCGTTTTTAAAAGGTTACGCCTCGGCGAGTAAGGGTTACGCCCACTACTAACAAACTTCTAAGAGGAAAATTCCGTGGCGACAGTCCGCTCGGACATAATCATTCCAGAGGTTTTCGTCCCCTACGTCGTTGAGGCGACCACAAATCTAGACAAATTCTTACAGTCTGGAGTTGTGGCACCAATGGCGGAGTTGAACGGTACCGAAGGCGGTGATTTTGTCAACATACCTTTTTGGTCAGCAAACCTTGCTGGCGATCAAGAGGTGCTATCTGATAGCTCAAGCTTGACTCCAGGTAAAATTTCAGCAGCCAAGCAAATCGGTGTGCAGCTTCATAGAGGCCGTGCATTTGAAGCAAGAGACCTTGCCTCGATTGCTGCTGGATCTGATGCAATGGCAGCTATTGGCAACAAGCTTGCTGCTTACATTGCCAACCAGCGTCAAAAAGACTTGCTTGCAACTCTTGAGGGATGCTTTGGTTCATTGAACTCCAATGACTCCAATAGTGCATTCTTCACAATGTGCGTTGACTCAGAATCAGGTGATTCACCAACAGTTTTGAGTGCTCGTACTGTTGCACAAGCAAGATCCAAGTTCGGTGAGCAAGGCGACAAGCTGGCTGCTGTTGCTATGCACTCCAGTACTTTCTACGATTTGCAAGAACGCAAATTGATTGATTACGTTTCAACTGCAGAGGCTCGTGGAACTACCACAACTCAATCAGGTGGATCAGTAGCAAACGCCTATGGTGGCGACATTGGAGTTCCAACCTATTGCGGTTTAAATGTCATCGTTTCTGATGATGTAACTAAAACAGGTAGCGGTGCTTCTACTGAATACGCCGTTTACTTCTTCAAAGGCGGAGCCGTCGGAAGTGGTGAGCAAGCTGCTCTAGATATAGAGCAAGATCGCGACATCCTGGCCAAGTCAGATGCGATCAGTTATGACTCCCATTATTGCTATCACCCAGGTGGTGCCAAGTGGGCCGTAACTACAACCAACCCAACTGTTGCACAGCTACAAACTGTTGCGAATTGGTCCAAGGTTTATCAAGACAAGAATCTTGGAATTGCCAGGGCTACCGTTGTCTCCAATTACGACTAGAGGTAACTAACCATGGCATCTATCTTTGAAGCAACCGCCGGGAAATTAGTTGGACCGACTATCGGCACAACTGTCACCCAGGCCACTAGTAAAGCGACCACTGTTATCGCTAACGCGGCATCTGGTCAAATCACACTAAACAACGCAGCTTTGGCGGCTGCTGCTGAAGTTTCTTTCACAGTTACTAACAGCGAAGTCGCTGCAACTGATGTTGTTGTTGTGTGTCATGGCAGTGCAGGTACTGCTGGGAGCTATCTAGCTCAAGCCAACACCATTGCAGCAGGATCTTTCAAGATCACTGTGGCAAACCTGTCTGCTGGCTCATTATCTGAGGCTATTGTCCTCAACTTTGTTGCTCTAAAAGGCGCATCTTCCTAATGGGAATGTTCGCTTTTAGGCGGGCGCGGGAGAAGGAGGCTGCTTTATTAGCGGCCTCTGTTCCTGCGGCTAAGCCAAAACGCAAACGCAAACCTAAGGTTTCTACTAATGGCGATAACGATAGTTGCGACCTCGGGAGCAGCAAACGCAAACAGCTACATAACGCTGAGTGATGCTAATGACATCGTTCAAGGCTTACCGCCTAACGATGATGTGACCTCCTGGGAAGCGGGTTCGACTTCTGATGATTACAGAAATCGAGCACTTTATACAGCGGCCTTAAGACTTGACCGCGAAAGATTTTTAGGTGCAAGAGCTACTGACACTCAAGTAATGCAATGGCCTAGAACTGGAGTAAGAAAGCCTGATAGTTATATCAATACTTATGCGACGGGGTTTCCTTTCAGAATTACTACTGACTATTACACCGACACAGAAATCCCTGATGTTGTCAAAAAAGCTCAAGTTGAGTTAGCTGTCTATTTGCAGAACAATACAGACGGTATTGGTCTTAGTGGTTTAGAAGATTATCAATCAGTTTCTGTTGGCGGTCTTTCTGTTAGTCCCAATTCATTTGGTGCAGTTGGAGCTGATCGAGTACCACCAATGTTTGAACGTTATTTAAGAGGCATTAGAATCAGTGGACCCGGTAACGTATCCATCAAACGGAGCTAACGCATGAATTACGCCGATCCAGATTATGCAGTAGGAGGTGAAGTCATCACTGACACTGCTGCTCATACAGGACGTTTTAAGCGTGTTGATTTTTATGAAGAAACTCAAATTAGTGCAATGAGTTCTAATTTGACTGGCAATTCAATCGCTAGTGAAACTGTTGCTGCCGGTACCACAATCCATGGGTTGATTACAAGCATTACGCTTACAAGTGGAGCTTGTATTGCTTACCGGATCTAATGCCTCTTTCATCATCGTTACGTAAAGCGTCTAAGAAAGCGATTTCTGGACTAGGGGGGAATGTGACCATTCGCCGAGTAACGACTGGTGCCTATAACACAACAACGGGGGCAATCGGTGAAACGACAAGTGATACGACGGTCAAGGGTCTTGTTCAAGATGTCAACGCAAGAGAGGTAACGGAACTCATTCAGGCTGACGACCGGAAACTCATCATTGCCGCTTCGACTTTGACCTATACGCCTTCCACCGCCGATAGGGTCATTATTGGGAGTGTTATTCATCAGATTATTAGTATTAAGACCGTCGAGCAGGCGAATACCGCAATTACTTATGAGTTGGTGTTAAGGGCATGACTAGAAACGTCCCTCCCGAAAAGATTGGTGAGTATATGGAAGAGAGGCTTAATGTCTTGCTTCACACTTGCGTATTGGAGAGCGACGCAAGGTTGAAATTGGCAACGCCTGTTGCTGTAGGTCGAATGAGAAATGCTTGGACTATTAGTCAAAATAGTCCTTTTAATACTACAGCGGATTTAGGAGCAACGGGAGACAAGCAACCTGCGAAAGTTTATGCAGATCCAACAAGTGTTGCGGTGAGAATTAACAGAACAGCGCAACGATATTCAAATTATTCGAGAGGTCAAGAAAAGGTTGGTAATCAATATTTCATCTCTAATAATGTTACTTATGCAGAACCAATTGCTTACGGAACAGGTTTACCACGGTCTTGGGGTGGTAAATACAGAAGTATTCAGACGACACCTGGTTACCCTGACCTAATCGCAAAGACCATGGAACGTTGGCTTGAGGGAGAATGGAAAAGAATGACAGTGAGGGATGACTAATGGCTGCTACTGATTTAAATACTGTTCGAGCAACAGTTGAGGCCCGATTAGCTACGGAATTAGCTTCAAGCCCTGTAATCCCTGTCGCTTTTCACAATATGCCTTATACGCCAACGCCGGGAAGCAGTTGGTGTCAATGTCTCGTCAGTTTCGCTGGAGGCTCTTTTGAAACGATGGATTCAGTGAATTTAATTACAGGAGTTGTCCTAATAAATATCTTTTCCGCAGCAGGTGTTGGTCCAGGTGCAAACTTGACCATCGGCAAACGCATTCGTGACCTATATAATCGAGTTAATGTATCTGGGGTTCGATTTGATCCCCCGACCGGCCCCGAAGTGATTGCATCTGCAAATCCTGAGGGATATTTCCAAACTCAGGTGCGTTGCACCTTTGAAACCTTCGAGGAACTTTAACTATGGCTTTTTACAAAGGCGAACAAGGCTCCGTCAAATTTGACGATGGAGGCTCTAGCCCTGCTGCAATTGCAAGCACAACATCATGGTCATTAACTATTGATCGTGACGCCCTAGAAACATCCGCAATGGGTGACACTGCTAAAGGGCATATTGGCGGAATGCCTGGCGGATCAGGTTCTATTGAGTTGCTTTATACAGGCACTAGCGGAGATGAGACCAACGCTTTCATTGAATACGTCAATGCAGCGACAGACGCAGGAGCTGCTGCGTTCGAGCTTTACACCGATACTTCAGGTTCTAAGAAGATCACCTTTGACGGTGTGATGACTTCAACTGACTATGGTGCAGCAGTTGGCGAAACACAAAAGATAACTTGTTCTTTCGTTACTAATGGCGCAATCACGCTGAGTATCTAATATGTGAGCCAACCCCAACAGCTTGCGTTAATGGCTACTCCGAAGAAGCAAAGAACCGTGGACTTGATCTGCGGTTCATTCGACTTGAATGATCGCCGTAAGTTTGACTTAAAGAATGCGGATGGAGAACTAGTTGTTGAATTGTTCTTCAAACCGATCACAAGAGCAGACCGTTTACGTGCAATGGAGAGTGCAGGTACAGAAGATGCACTGAAAATTAGTACTAATATGTTGTGCCAAATGGCAGAACTAGAAGACGGTACTAAGGCTTTTGCAATGGCTGATGCGACAAAACTTCAGCGTGAATTGCCTGAGACTGTCTTAAATGATATTGAGTTGTTCCTTCATGGCTTGGGGGCTGATGTTGATCTAGGGGAAGCAAAAAACGACTAGAGCAGGACAATTGGCTGTTTTTTGAGTTTGTTTTGGCCTGCGATTTAGGGATGACTATTTCACGTTTGCGTACTGAATTAACGCAAGCAGAGTTTGTGCATTTTGCTGCTTTCTATGAAATAAAAAACGAGAAAGAGAGGCAATCAATGGAGAGATCGCGCCGAAATAGGTAGACTTGCTCCAAGTGTGGGTATGCCGTGGCTGAGTCGAATATCAGATTTAGAGTTGATGCGCGGGAGGCGCTGCAACAAATCCGCCAAATGGGCGTTGCATCG